GCTCTATTGGTTTGCAAGAATCACAAAAGTTTATTGTGTAAATTACTATCTGACATGGGTATTAAACCCCTACGCTCGGTTGCCCGTTTCCCGCTTGTGGATTCGAGCTTCCTTGATGAGTACGCGACTCGTGCTCTTCGTTCTGTGGCTTCGCCAGAGACGAACGAGTATCTCACGAAGGTCGCCATGGCATGGCATCGGCCCTCCGGGGACCGCGCTCTTCTGGACGAAGGCCTGCTAAAGTACGACGTTACCGCCCCGAAAAGGCTTCTTGACGGCGATTACTTGGCCATCTTAAAGAAAACCATGGACGAACTCCGTCCCAAATCTCGACTCATTCCGTTGACTCTCGGTGCTGCCGCTAAGCATCCCGACTTCCCTCGCTCTGCGAGTCCAGGCTTTCCCTGGACTCACCAAGGATTTCACTCCAAAGGTGACGTCTTGAAGGATGTTGGTGCTATGGGCAAGATCTACCGCGCTTGGGATTCAATTGGACGAGGTGTTTCGTGGTCACTTCCAGACTCTCTCGCCTTCCAACGTGTTGTTGCTTCCGAGAAGCACAAGACTAAGGTTAGGCCCGTCTGGGGCTATCCGACCGATGTGGTGTTGGAGGAAGCTCGCTTCTTTCTGCCCCTCATCGATCACCTCAAAGGACACTGCAATGAAAATGACGCCTGGCTCGGCCTGGGCCTTGAGACTGCACTCTCAGGGCACTCGCACCTCGCCCGTTCTTTTCAGGCAACAGGTTCACGCCTGTCTTTGTCCTGTGACTACACCAACTTCGATGCCCGCGTCCCACATTGGATCATCCGCGATGTTTTCGCGCATGTTTCCGATTGGTTCGACTTCTCGCAAGTCGTTGATAGTGAAGGGAAGAATTGGAACGTCAACGTTTCGCAGACCTGCCGCCGCTGGAAGGCTATGGTCTCCTACTTCATCAACACCAAAATCCGAACCCCTAGTGGGAAAAGATTTCAGAAGTCAGGAGGCGTACCCTCTGGATCTATGTGGA